AAACCGTCGCAATCAATCCAACCGGCGGCACCGTCAACGCGTCTCTACTCGTGACGCGGGGCCATCACCGCAAGCTGCAGCTCACGGATGGCACGACGGTCTGGACCGCTTCCAAGACCTTTGCGGTTGGGGAGCGCATTGCGAATATCGGCCAGTCCAACATGGCAAACCGTATCAGCGAGGTGGACAAATACCCGTTGGGCGGCCCCGATTCCCTCTGCTATCGCGTGGTGCAGGCCGGGCAGCGTGGCGTGTATAAGCAGCTCGGCAACCAGAAACCCGGCTTCCCGCCCGGTACGCCGTTTTCTGTCTACGGCGGCGGCTACACTGCGGAAGCAGATACCATTCTCGGGGATGGCGTGGTCAACCTGGCGAACCGCGTTGCCGCTGGCCTCAATTGCGCTGTGCTGATCCTGCCGTACGCGGTCATCGGCTCGTCTATCGAGCAATGGCAAACCGGCGGGAATTGTTGGGAAGCGTTCAAGACGGCAGTCCTCGAAATTGACGGGGATTTCGGCACCGCCATCTGGCTACAGGGTGAGCAAAACGCCGCATCCCCAATGCCGGCTTACAAACAGAACCTCACGAACCTGCTGCATAACCTATGGGCGCTCACCGGGCGCAGCGCGGCAAGCTTCCGGTTCGGTGTGATCTGCCTCGGACCTGGCGCAAACTATTTCGGCCCCGACGAGAACGGGGTCAGCGGTGTCAACGGTACCAACGCAGGCCACGTCCGGCAGGCCGATCTCGAATTCGTGACCGAGCATGCCGCGGAGGGCGTCTACCTGTCGAGCAGCGCGCACGATGCAGACCTGATGGGGGACGATATCCACTTCAAGGCGCCAAGCCACGCCCGCGCGGGCCTTCGCGACGCGCAAGGTATTCTTGTTCCGGGTAGCGTCATCGGGCCGAAGATCATCAGCGCAAGTGCGGCGGGCTTGTATGTCGACGTTAAGGTGCAGCACAACAGCGGAACGATGCTCAAGGATGGAAATGGTGGTACCGGCGCGGCGCTGCTCGGCTTCCGGTTCTTTGACGCGACCAATGCACCTATCGCTTACACCGCGTCACAGATCACCGGACCCGACACGATTCGGTTCACGATGGCAGCCGCCGGCACGGTGCGGATGGATCACGCGATGACGAACGCCCCGTACGGACTCAATCGCGACTTGGCTTCGGTCGTCTACGACAATGACACCGTGCCTGGCGATACGCTGGGCCTGCCGCTGCAGCCGTGCCCGCAAATCCCCTTGACATGAGGCTTACATGCTTGGATTTCCCATCGCAAGCTACCCGGTAGGCGCGAGTCCGGTGCCGGCGGCAAGTGGCGGAGGGACGGGAGGCGCAACCAACCCCCCACCCGACGTGATCATAGACGCAAGCCTGATCCCGCAAATCCGATGGATCACGTTCGAAGGAACAGGGCGGGTCATCACGTTTGAAGGCAACTCCAGGCAAGTGACGTTCGAGGGCACGCAGCGAACCGTCGTTTTCGAAGGCAACGACCGAACAGTGAGATTTGAATGACCGTCAACCGCACCCCGTACAAAGACACCACCAAGGATCGCTGGTACGTCGACAAAGACCCTGACAACAAGTGGACCTACGTCGCCGACATGACGGCCGAACTGACGCTGAACAACACCACGGCCTCGAGCTGCACCGCGACCCCGAGCGACAGCCGCATCACCGTCCTTGCCGGCCCGACCGTGCAAACGCCTGGCAACATGCTGATCAAGGTGAAGTTCTCCGGCCCGACGACAACTGGCGGTCCCTACACGGATGACGCATGCCTGACGCTGCACGTGGTCTGCGCGAATGGCGATGAGTTCGATAAGAGCATCTGGGTCAAGCCGGTGCAGGACTAATGGACCACATCGACGCCAATAAGCTGGTACAGCTCCAGCGGGAGATGTTGGAGCGCGCCGCAGCCGGATCCCTACCTGCACCAGAGGGCGCAGCACTGGTGAGGGTGGGTGCGGTGGGGCCGGCGAGCGCCGATTCTCCGCCAGCCAGGCAATACCCGCTCGCGGGACAGAGCAGGACGTTCCCGCTGGGGCGGAAGTAGTAGCGCCGCAAAAGATTCGAGGTCCGATCGGCACAAGGAGCTATCGAATATTCTGCGGCCAACGCTCAAGGTGACAAAAAGCGCGGGAAAACACTTCGCGCTCACGCCGACAAACCGAATTATCTTCAGAATCTCCGGCGCAATGCTCAGCGCCCATGCGAGCGCGCGACCGACGCATGTTTCAAGAAATCGATGCGCTGTCGCCGACGTTACGAAGGTCGAATGGCTCCTCCGCAGAACAACGCGGCCCAACTCGGCGCGGGCGGCGATGAAGTACCCAAGGAACGCAACAAGGACTGAATATGGCGAAGGGCAAAGCGTCAGGCGCAGCGGAGAAAACGCGGCCGATGCCGCCCGACTCGCTCTTCGAATTGCCCGGGATGTGCTTCACGCCTGCAAACGATGTTCGGCAGTGGGCGCACGACACCTTTCTCAAGGAAGGCGCGCCGCTTCGCAACGAGGATCACGCGCATCTCCAAGATGCCGACTTCCACTTTCTGTGGGCCTCGCAGGGATTCGCCAAGGCGGGGCGGACGGTCTTGGGTCAGTGCGAAGAGGTGACGTTTCGCGCCGGCCCGTGGCAGAAAGGGCGGCAAGAGCAGCAGATGATCGAGTGGTTCGGCTTCGTGCCCGCCTACCTGATCACGCTCGATGCCGAGTATTGCAAGACCTGTTCGGACGCGGAGTTCTGCGCCCTGGTCGAGCATGAGATGTACCACATCGGGCAGGCGCGAGACGAATTCGGCGCGCCGGTGTTCGTCAAGTCAACAGGGCTTCCGAAGCTTGCGATCCGCGGGCACGACGTGGAGGAGTTCGTCGGCGTGGTTCGTCGCTACGGCGCCGGGGTCGATGTTCAACGCATGGTAGACGCGGCAAACGCCGCTCCCGAGGTGGCAAAGATCAACATCGCGAGGGCTTGCGGAACCTGTCTGCTGAAGGTCGCCTGAGTTTTACGCGGCTTTTACTGGATGACAACATATGGCAGCACTGAGAGACGAGGTGAAACTGTTCATCGTCCAAGCGCTGGCATGTTTCGACACGCCTACGCAAGTGTCGAAAGCAGTAAAAGAGGAGTTCGGGCTCGATGTGATCCGCCAGCAGGTGGCCGCATATGACCCAAATTGCTACGTCGGGCGCAACCTGAGCCAGAAATGGCGCACCGTATTTGAGGACACGCGCAAGAAGTTCCGCGAGGATACAGCAGCTATCCCCATTGCCAGCCGCGCCTATCGACTGCGCGCACTGGCCCGGATGGCGCAACAAGCGGAGAGCATGCGCAACATCGCGCTGGCCGTGTCGGTGATCGAGCAGGCCGCCAAGGAAGTTGGCGACGTGTACGTGAACAGGGGCAAGGCTGAGCAAAACGACCAGCCGCCGACGCCTGTACAGGTAATCATCGGCGTCAAAGATGCGGCGCGGCGCAGCGATGATCAATCTTGAGCTGAACATACCGCAGGCAGCATTTCTCAACCTGCCGCACAAGTACAAAGCCTACGTCGCCGGTTTTGGATCCGGCAAGACCTTCGTTGGCTGCGTCGGCATCTGCATGCACTTCTGGCAGTGGCCAGGTATTAGCCAGGGCTACTTCGCGCCGACCTATCCGCAGATCCGCGACATCTTCTATCCCACGATGGAAGAAGTGGCCTATGCGATGGGTCTGCGCATCAAGGTCAAGCAGGGCGATCACGAGGTCGAGGTCTACGAAGGACGGCTGTACCGCGGCACGGTGATTTGCCGGTCGATGGAGAAGCCGGAGACCATCGTGGGCTTCAAGATTGGCCATGCGCTGATCGACGAGCTGGATGTGATGCCGATGCTGAAGGCGCAGACGGCCTGGCGCAAGATCATCGCGCGGATGCGCTACAACGTCGCCGGCCTGCTGAACGGCATCGACGTGACGACGACGCCCGAGGGCTTCAAGTTCGTCTATCAGCAGTTCGTCAAGGCAGTGCGCGACAATCCGGCGCTGGCCAGTCTGTACGGCCTGATTCAGGCCAGCACGTTCGATAACGAGCTGAATCTGCCGGACGACTACATACCATCGCTGTTGGCCAGCTATCCGCCGGCGCTGATTGCCGCATACCTGCGCGGGCAGTTCACGAACCTGACCAGCGGCAGTGTGTATCCGGACTTCGACCGCGTGCACAACCGTTCGACCGCGATCATCCTGCCGGGCGAACCACTGCAGGTGGGCCTCGATTTCAACGTGAACAACATGACCGCCTGCATCAACGTTGTCCGCGACGGCCTGCCGCTGACGTTGGCCGAGCGCGTGAAGGTGCGCGACACGCCGGCAATGGCGAAGGTCCTGAAGGAGGACTTCAAGGACAAGGGGCATCAGGTAAAGATCTATCCGGATGCATCGGGCGGCAACACGAGCAGCAAGGACGCGAGCGAGTCGGACCTGTCGATTCTGCGCCAGGCGGGCTTCCAGATCGAGGTGAATCCGGCAAATCCAGCCGTCAAGGATCGGGTGAATGCCTACAACGCGATGATCCTGAACGCCGATGGCGTGCGGCGCTGGAAGATCAATACCGATCTCTGCCCGACGACTACCGAAGCGCTCGAGCAGCAGGTGTGGGCGCCGGACGGCACTCCGGACAAGAAGTCCGGGCACGATCACCCGAACGACGCGAATGGCTACTTCATCGTCAAGCGCTGGCCGATCGTCAAGCGCACGGCAGCAATAAGCAACTTCCGCAT